AAGCTACTAGTAATGCAGATAGATTCGTTCAAACGCAAATTGGAACAGCCTTAGGAAAAATATTTAATTAAAGGATGAATTGAAATGGCACTACCTAAACTAAATGATAAACCAAAATATGAACTTGTAATACCTTCAACAGGACAGACCGTAAGATTTAGGCCTTATCTTGTAAAAGAAGAAAAGGTACTAATGATGGCAATGGAAAGCGAAGATCAGGTATCTATGTTCTCTGCCATTGTTGACACAATCGAGGCTTGTGTTGATGGAGATATCAACAAGCAAGCTCTCGCTAGTTTTGACGTAGAATATATGTTCGTTAAGATTAGATCAAAGTCTGTAGGAGAAAGTATAACTATTTCTCCAGAATGCAACCAGTGTGAAGAAAGAAATGAATTAAAAATAAGTCTAGATACACTAGATGTAAAAAAACCAGATGCAGCTAGCATCATTGAATTGAATGAAGATATTAGTATTCAAATGAAATATCCGTCATACCTTAGTATGTTAGATAAGGATATCTTAGAATCTAAGTCTACTACTCACCAGACATTTGCTATGATTTTAAAGTGTATTGAAAGTGTAATGACCGAAGACGAAAATATGGCATTTAAAGATGAGACTCGCGAATCACAAATGGAGTTTATTGAATCATTAAGCTCAGAACAATTTGATTCGATTCGTAAGTTCATTGAATCTATGCCTCAAATATCACATGATGCCTCTTACACCTGTAAGAGCTGTGGCCACAAAAATGATTTATTACTAAAAGGCATGTCTGATTTTTTTTAGTGTCTCTTTCTCATGATACACTCGTTAATTATTACCAAGTGAATTTTCAGCTGATACAAAACCATAATTATTCTTTAGCTGAAGTTGAAAATATGATACCGTGGGAGAGAGAAATATACTTATCTATGTTACTGGATCAGATAAAAGAACAACAAAAAGAAGCTGAAAGGCAAAAGATGTCAAATGGCAGATGATTTTAAAGATTTCCAAAAGATTATTAAGGCTTTGGCCGGTAATAGAGATTTGCTTTTAGCGCAAGAAGAAACGACTGATGCTATAGAAAAGCTTAACGCTACTATGGCAAATCATTTCGAATATCTTAAACGGCAAGAGAAAGATAAACGAGAAGAAAAGCTAGAGACTAGTAAAGCTAAAAATCAGCAACAGCAGCAGGCTGGTGGAAGCGTTACAAACAATAATAGTAAGATTGGCTTATTAGGTCTTTTTGGAGGAATGAAAGGCATAGGAGCAATGCTCCTTCCTCTCACTGCAGGAATTGCGGCAGTAGCGGCAGCTTTTGCTGGTCTTAGAGGATGGGAACTCTCTGCCATTAAAAAAATAAATAGCATGGTAAAAGTACCATTAACTATGAGTAATGGCCTCATAAGAATGAGGAATGCAGCTTTTGCCATGTTTGGGCTGACTCCTGAAGGTCTTTTAACACGCGATGCAAAGGGAAGGTTTCAAAAAGCCGCACCTATAACAACTCAAATTGGAATGAGAATGAATGCTCTAAGAATTAGGGCATTAAGAATGTTTGGTATTGGTGCGGATGGGAAGTTACTAGCAATTAAAGGCGGTGATGGCCTATTTAAAAAGAATATAATTGGTAGAGTAACATTTCAAATTGGCAGAATCTTAAGACCACTTGTTGCCGTTTCAGAGGGCGTGGCGAAGTTTGCTACTAGTAAGGCAGGGGCTTTCTTAAAAACAATAACATCATTTGGCGGAAAGTTTGGCGCATTATTCGCAAAGATCCTATGGCCTATTGGATTTATCGTAAGTTTATTTGATGGCGTAAAAGCTTACCAAGAATCAGATGCGGATGGCCTTATAGGAAAACTTGGAGATGGTGTTGGCGGTTTCTTAGGTTCATTGATTGGTGCTCCATTCGATTTGCTCAAGAAGGGGATCTCATGGGTAATCAAAAAGCTATTTGGTGTAGAAACTGATGCTGATGGTAAGGTGAAAGAAGGTCAGGGTATGGCTGGTTGGGTCGTAAAACAACTCGAATCATTTAGCTTTGAAGAAACTATAAAAAAGATAACCAGCGGAATATTTGGTGTTGTTGAAGGTGCCATAGAGTGGGTTAAACTTTTATTCTCAGATCCAAAAGAGGCTCTTACAACTGCTTTCACTAATTTGCTATCCGCGTTAGGTTTTGCTGGAAAAACTTACTTAGATATTTTGTTTTTTCCAATCAACGCAGTTGTGCGATGGGCCAGTAAAATGTTTGGTTGGGATGATAAAGAATTGGAGGAGTTTAACTTAAGAGAAACAATCACAGGTTGGGTGAGTGATTTCTTTAATTGGTTAGGAGGCTTTTTACCAAATATTTCAAAGCTAGCATCAGATTTAACTGCATCTATTACTGGCTTGTTACCTGATTGGCTGGTAGAAAGTTTAGGTCTTGCAAGGTCAAATGCATCTGTAGAAGAAATAGCTGCGGCCGCTAATAAAAAATCTACGAGAGAAAGCGACCTAATACAAGCTATATTAAAAGCAGATGCAAATGGTGATGGGATATTAACAAAAAAAGAAGCTTTAAGTTTTGACAAGTTTGGAATGGGAAAAAACTCTGAACTTGCTAAGAATATAAATGAATTAGATAAACTGAGAGGCGGAACGATCGGGCAGGCCGGAAATCTAATGCAAGGTTACTCGCTGACAATAAACAATGTTGATAACTCTAGTATACAAACTGCTCCAGCTACAGCACAAGCAGCGCCCTTTTCTGTTGAGGCCACTGGCTCTATTGATGAACATAGTGCTAAAAAACTTACGATGCGTGATTTTATTGTAGGCAACGGTCTTATACAATAATAAAAAGTGGCTGAGGGCAGCATTAGCCGCCCTCAGTTATTAGTTAATCTTCTGCTGCAAGCTTAGCGAAATACGATAAAGTATCATCACTTTCAGCAACTTCAGCTGCAGAAGGAGGTGGCGCGCTAGGAGCACTAGGCGGAGTATGAGATTTAAAATCACTGATTGGCATACTATTATCAAGAGACTCCATTACCTTTGCATTCATAGGCATTGAAGACTCGCCAAGAACCAAAGCGAGACGTGACTTAAGTTCGTCATACGATTTAAAGTTTTTAGCATCAGTCCATTCAGTCATTTCGTGTTGCTTCTCATAGATGGTTTCTTTCTTTTTATCATCTCCAGCACATAGTTCTGTTGATGGTTTAAAAGATGAAGCATCATAGTTTGGATAACCTTCAACCTTACGAATCTTTAATGTAAAGTCTGCACCTTCCCACATATCGAATGGGTTGACTGGTGCTTCGTCAGGAAACTGAGGTTGCATGCTATCCATAATCTTATCAAAGATTTTCTTACCAAAGCGATAAAGTTTAACTTGACCTTCATTCTCCGGATTTGCAGGATCTGCAATAACAAGTACGTTTGCAATATAACGTAGATTACGCTTACGCTCACGTACGGTACGTTTGGCTTCGTCAGAGCCATCTTCATTCCATAGCTTGCTATTACTTTCGGATAGTGGATCCTGTTGACCAATAGATGTAAGAGATTTCTCAATGTACCATTGACCTGTTGGGCCTTTGAAGAAGTGATCCCAATACCGAACCCATGGTGTTGGGGCTTCTGCGTCTCCTGGTAGGAAACGAATTACAGCATAACCATTACCAGCCTTATCACGAGTAGGTGTCCAGAACCGAGGATCCTCTGACATTTTTGTGCTTTGTTGGGTATTATTCTCTTGGGCCTGACTAATCAAGCTGCTGAGATCTGTACGGTTACGTTTTAGTGCTGCGAACGACATATGTATTTTCCTTATATGTTAATATGTATTTTTTATCCACTGTATTCATAATAATATTCTACCACAATTTACTCAAAAGGTAAACTGTTTTGTCGAGGCAAGTAGTTTAAATTCATTGCTTCTGCCTCTAACTTTGTCTTTATGATAGGAGATATGAATTTCTTCACGTCCTCTAAATCGACATCGTTTTTGTCACACAACCAAATGATTGCGTCCATGTAGGAAGACTTATGAGACTTAACTGTCTTTTCTATTAGTCTTCCGAACTCGCTTTTTGTTAGGAATTGGGCTGGTTGCTTTTGCTGTTCCATAGTCTTGATCTGCCATTTCGTTTGTATACTCTTCTCCAATATCAGCATAAAATACTCCAACTGTTCGTTTAGGTGTGCCGTCTGCGTGGTATGCCATAGCTACAGAACGGTAACGGATTTTGCCTTGTTTTTCATTGCCAAAGCGATGATCGCGGTATATCCCATCATTGAGATACTTTTGCAAGTTAAAAACATATGCCTCAGTATCCCAATACTGCTGTCGTAGAGCAGAATCTTTACTGTCTTTCTGGGGCTTTATAGACCTCAGCATATCCTTTTGTTCTTTTAGCCACTCTTTAACTTTAGTAGGTGATAACTTGTCACTATCTGGCAAGTTGCGGATTGATTCGTGTATCGAAAGGTGCTTAGCAGGACCACGAGCTTCTCTTGCTTTAGCCATACGATCAACTAATACTGCTTTTTGCTCTGGTGTAAGAGTACGCTTTTTACGCGTTTTTTTAACCGGCTTGACAGTTGAGGTTTTAGAGAATTCTTCACGCATTTGATTTAGTTTAGATTTACGGGCCACATTGATCTCCTTCATAATATACTACTATTCTACCACATCGTGATAGTAATGTACACGTTTTCTTTTTGTTAGATATCAATTAGTTATGATTTTTTTCATCGATGGTCAATATTTCTATATCACCGTTTTCGTCACGCTTCCATCGAATGAAGTTTTCGTGTATAAGATAAGTTATAGTACTGTCTATTACTTCTTCTTGAGACTTACTTCCTCTTATCTTACCTATAGCGTACCAGCATATGCAAGACCCGAGTAGTGTTAGCCATAGGCCAGTTTCAGAGGAAATATAATCTTGATACATAAAAACTCCTTTGTACGGTATATTTATACTAGGTAAAAGAGATAACATTTGCCACACGGAAAGAGCGATACTCAGATTTTTCTTGATCAAATGCTACTATTACTTCTTCATTAATAGCTCTAACTTTTTTCTGAGTAAGTGGCTCATCTTTCTTAGCATCTGGCAAAACATCTGCCATAAGAGTGCAAGTCATATCACGCTCTTCACCGTTTACTTTTTTAAATATGACACGGCAAACTCGCTCTTTGAGCTGAGCAACCATGTATTCACGAGAACTTGAATCAATTTCATTCATTATCTATAATCTTTCCTGCTTTGCGGAATCGTTTATTATATCCGCGTTTAATTTTTTTAATTTGCCCTCTGCTCCACATAAAAAATTTACGTGAACGTTTAGTTAGAGCATCGTATTCATCTCCTCCCTTCATGGGGATTCTTTTAGCCATTACACCATTTCCAGATAGCAATAGCCGAACTCTAACCGAGACGAGTGAGAGTCTAGCTCGATCTTGACTTGTTTAAGCCTACGAGCAACTGCAGGCCCTGGCTGACCCTGTGCATTTAATTTAAGTGCCCACATTATTATCTCCTCATTGATGCAGCATCTATAGCTGCTTGTTTGTTATCTCTACGTACTGGCATAAGGTTTGATTTGTGTGTAGTAACAATTCCAGCAATCTCGGTGCCAGTATATTGCTTACGTTCTTTTGCAAGACCATTGCCTGCTATACGATCACTCGTCATACTAGGACCGCAATTATAGTCAGGTAAGTCAGGTCTATAATTTGACTTACCTGAAATAAGTTTATCTAAAAACTTTTGATGTTCGGCTTCCGCCTTCAATAATTTATTCGATTTTCGTTTCGCCTTACGGCGTTTCCCTACACCATGGACCTGAACTCCTCTAATCATATGCATAGACATTACGCTGCATCCTTATAATACTGATCAAATGTGCCATAGATACGTAACTTAACATTACGAATATGGTTACATGGTTTGCGCGGTGCTTTTTTACAAGAACAGCTGAAACCTTCAGGATGCATGGTGACAATACCTTTGGCATATTGCCACTCGGTGCCTACCATCCAATGGCCCTTAGTATCGATGAGACTGGTACTAAAAATCATTCTGTGTATCTCCTATCAACTGCAGATGCATCCCACACATATGGCAGCTTCTTATACTTTGGTCCAAAGATAACGACATCATCATCGCCAACTTCACTAAACACACGATCATCATAATCGCGGTGGATATAAACCGGTCCACCGAAGATCCTATGAGCGCGGACGTACTCGTCGCCTCTAAATCCTACATAGTGTACAGTCCTCATAACATCCTCCAAACTCCTTAATACTGAATAGTAGTCTTAACTTAGTCCCTCACCAGGATTTTACGGGTTCGGTTGCTAGCACCTACCTACCTGTTACGTTTCTTTGCTCGTACTATGCAGTATTAAGAAGTTTTCGTGGGAGAGCCTTTCTGCAGTGGCTCTCCCCTTATCTGCATTTCACGTATGCAGCAACCGACTGGGTTTAATTCGGTACCAGTGCCTATACCGACCTGTAATGCACCTCGAGGGTTTAAAGCAAACAGGGTTTTTCGATAACAACTAAGATTAATCCCAATCGTTATCGAATTTCGTTGTATAGTGGAGCGTTTCGCCATAATACTCTTGAGCATATTTAGAAGCATCAGTCCACTGATAGATATTAGACTCCTTAGGAATTTTAATTTCTTTGGCTTTACGTGAAGCAGTCTTAGCACGAGAGATAACCGATGCAGTCCGTTTACGGATCTTAGACATTTTCTTCTTGCGCTCAGCGATTTCTTTGATAAGAGCTAAACGGTCAGCTTTTTGTGAAGGTGTCATAATATAATCTTTCTCTTTGTTTCTATAACCATCCTACAGCATGTAGAAAGCAATGTACACGTTTAATTTCATTTTTATGCGTTTTTGTTTTGTTTAAAAACAACGGCTTATAATTTAAATTTAGACATGTCGATATTTGTCATAGGAGCTAGTACTGAACCAATAGCCTGTCTATACCCATTAGCTAGTTCAAGATTTGTTTGAGCCACTAAAACAACATTTAGTATCTTTACTTCTTCCGGATTACGTGTACCAGAGATGCATACTCCATCCATTAATCCAATACCTTCTTGTGATTGCCCTACTCCTTTTGGCTTTGCTAGTGTAAGAATATTATTTTCAAAACTTACAAATTTACCTACAAATTCGCCTACAGGAGTTACTGCAGAAACGATATCATCTTTATTAAACATTTTACTTCCTTAATATGTGTTATTACTAACAAGATGCGTTAGTGCATCTTTTGTACCAAATTCTCCACCAAGCCACGAATTAAAGGCCAAGCTAATTCTTTCCTCATCGTGCTCTATATCATTAAAATGGTGATGTTGATTAGAGTTAAATAAAATTAAATCTCCGGTTTTAACTGGGACTATAAACTCTTTACCTGTGTATTCATTTCTTTCTTTTGCATACCACTCAAGGTTCTTATATTCATGCTGTTTCGTAAAAATAATTTGATCTTCATTTTTAGCATTAATATAAAAAACACCACTAACAATACTATTGGGATGCTTATGCCCATGCATACTTTCTCCCTTAACAGAATAAGTAAACCAGCTTTGTGTTATTACTGATTTGATGTTGCCATCTTCAAATGGAACTCCTAAAGCATGATAGTAGAAGTTTTCGAGAGAATCTTCTAAAAACTTAACTAGCTGAGAATGCTTAGTTTTAAATTCGTTTTGATCGGTAGTTAAAATCCTGTTTTCAATGCTTACCCTGTTGTGAGTATTTTGACCTTGGGATAAAGATTTAACATCATTAACCAGATCATAAGTTACCAAGTCTGGTGCGCTTTCGAACCCAATTGCGTTAGGAAATAGCGGCTGTAATTGTATCATATTTAGTTTCTCTCCACTGTTACAATATCGTAGGCTCCTTCCTGTAGGTCCCACGCTTTCATTAACTTTAAATACATTTCTGGTTTTAGAGTTATCACTTCGAATTTGTTTGCTTTTGCATTCCACTGTCTAAAATGACAGTAATCATCGTAAAGAAGAGCTACAACATCTTCTAATTCTCCTGTGTTATCTAGTACAGTAATACACGTCTCATCTTCTTCAAACTCTACTGTAAACATTTCCATGTCACTTTTATATAATGCGCATCAAGAATGTCTCTAAATTCTATAGCGTCAAACACACATTCAAATCTTACTCCGTTGACTTCTATCATCCCCAATCCTTAAAATCTTTGTTAACAGTTTCATTATACTCGTATCCAGCATAATACTCACCCAATTCTCGCTTAGTCATCTCACTTTTTTCTATACGATGAGATCTAAATGTATCGCCAACGAAATAATGAGGGCATATCTCACGACCGTAATAACTGTCAGCAGATCCACGATCGAATGGACCACCATGGCGGACCGTTTCTGATTCATTAAAGGTAACATCATATGTTTTACCTTGATATTCGAAGTATTCAGGATCTGCCATTATTAATTCTCCAAACTTTATAAGCCCTGATAGTTAAATCAGTTTGTGCCAAAGGGGCACGTTGAATGAACTCGATGAGTTGATCAAAGTCCATTCCTAGAAAATTGCACTGTTTATTTAAAACAGTCATTGCACCTTTAATTTGCATATTACGCTACCCCTCCTGTAGGTCTCATAGTAAGCTTAGCATACTCATTAGTATCATGCAGCCTACGAAAGTAATCACCAGCCTGCTTATGAGCAAGACCAGCTGCGAACTCTTGTAATTCATACTTTCCGTTTTTGAAAAAGAAAGCCTTTACAGTCCAGTACTTATTCTCATTCTTATCACGCATAGTCATACTCCTTATAATCTACGATCGCTGCAAGATCTTTAACTAGCTGCTTACCATAATTAGTAAACAAGATACCTTGTTCCCAGACAAAATGCTCTACATCTTGAATGTGATAGAAAGTCTCCGTACCAGACATCCACAAAAGAGCGTTAGTACGATTACCAGCACCAAGCTTAATAATATCTTGGATACGAGCTTCGAACTTCTCGACAGCAACTACTTCAGCTGCTTTCTTAGCTTTAGTATTTTCTTCGAGTTGCTCACACAGAGCATCCCAAAGATTTTGCTTTGTTTCATCGTCAAACGCTAAAAGGTTTTTCATGAAAATTTCAGAAGGCCGGAAGCCATGAACGTCTTTGTGAAGGTCTGACCAAAGATCATCTGAGTAAGTAAATTCCATAGTATTTCTCCTTTTCATATATACATCTTACACTATTACGAAGTGAATGTACACAAAAAAGCGCCGAACTTAGTAATTTTCTTTTAAAATCCTCCACGTATCTTGCCAGTCCTTTACAGTGTGCGACCTACTTGGGTGCTTTAATATTTTAGCCAGCGGATAATCATTTCCGCCTTGTTCTATTTTATCACCAAAGAATATGATTCGATCGAAAGAATTAAAATCTTTTATAATTTGCGATTTATCAAATCCGGTAGGATAGATATCAATACCAGTCTCGCCTCCGACTGCTGCTGTTAAGTCTTCATAATCAAAATTAACGTGAAATGCAATACTTTCACGTTCTTTGTATGATAAGTCATGCTTAATATAATCTTTTCGTTGTTCTAATGTACAGTTACGTCCTATAATACTAAAATTCAAACATCCAGGACGTTGTTCGATATGGTTGCCTGTCCTTAATGGAAAGCTACTAGTTTGCAACCGACCTTGCAAAAATGTTATTAAACTTTCTGGTGCAGTCCAGTTATTAGAGCGTATATTAACGCCGTGACTGTAAACATCATTACCGGAACAGTTATACGCAACCTTTACTATATTGTATAACTCTTCTCCTAACTGTTCGACAGTTTTATCTTTATCAGAACCCGTAACTAAGTATACATCATGTGTATTACAGAATTCAAGAAAGAATTCACTAAACTTTGGATCAATAGATTGTCTGCTTGGTGTAAGTGTACCGTCTACATCAAATACAAATTTATTCACAAACTCTCCTCCTCGTTTGTTTTCAAGCACTTACAGCAAAATTAAACCATTTAGGTACGTTGCGATTTGTCCAAACCATTTTGAATCGATCTTGTTTGGTTTGATAATACTCTTGATATGAACGAACCGGATCATCTTCGTGAATGCATTGTGGTTCGTGTTGCATAGCAAGAGCAAATGGCGTGTATTGATTTGACCAATTAGTATTTGTAGGTGCTCGACGTAATACTTCTCGAAGAAGAGTATCAGTTGAATGCACTTTATTATAGCGATGCTGATATTCGTCACATAAGGATACAAAGTGTTTGTAATGCCATTCATAGTTAGCATTTGTTTTCATTGTCCATACGGTACAAGGATGCCCATGATGAACAGCTCGATATAACACGTTTTCAAGATTACTATTTTTATGAACCCAGTATTTGACCATGCGCTTACCAGATTTAGATGGTCGCATTTCCATATAGCCATCAAGCATACGGTGCGCCGTGGATAACATCTGAGCAGATTCTACGATCATCTTTACTACGTGTTTATCACACTGTAATTCGGCAGCAATTCTTGGGTCTTCGTGTAGTACAAATATATTCATGATAACTCCTTTTCACTGGGATTATTCTACTTTGTTTTACGACTATTGTACACCTTAAAATGCATAGCGCATGCTATTTTTGTTTGTTTTTCTGTCCACGAAAATTTCTTCATTACTACTTCAAGTATCTTCTTTTTGGTAGTAGGTTTCCCGTTCCACTTCGATATCAGCTCCCACAGATAACGATCTATCTGCAGCCAGTTCCAATCTTTCACGCTCTTCTTTGAATTTTCTTTTGATATACTCATGGTATCTTTCCTGCATAATGTTACTTTCTTATAAATACAATTGAAAAGGAATAGGAGAATAATATGGCTAAAAAAGCTAAAGTAATGGAAGCTGATTCCATCTACGCCCACCTCGATACTGATGGCGACGGAATTATTACTGACGAAGAAATGTCCCGCGCTAAAGAAATAGCAGAATGGGAACATAAAAAGAAAATGCAAGAGAACGAAGATGCTAAGGAAGACCAGATAAGGTCTATGGCATGGTTTGCTCTATGGGGCATGCTTCTTTATCCTGTACTTATTCTACTTACTAGTATATTAGGCGTAGACAGCGCTGCTAAAATAGTAGGTGATATTGCTCCTACATACTTTGTAGCAATCGCCGGCCTAGTAGCAGCATTCTTTGGAGCCCAAGCCTATTCAAAGGGAAAAAGTCCTAAAGAAGATAAGAAGTAATTATTTCTTCTTTTTATCCATTTTAGCCTGAGCAGCATCAACATCGTCTTGAGAGACTATGCCTTCAGCAATGAGGCGTGCTCTGTTTACCATATGAGCTGCTTGGGTTTCTTCTTTACTACCACCGAAATATGGTACACAGTGACCTTCAAGAGTCATAATTTCAGTGACTCTTTTCATTTCACCGTGGTAATCTACTTCAAAATCTCCAAGAATACGTCCGAATTTACCCTTCATATCTTCGCCATGCTTATTTTCTGTGGTGATAAGTTTCCCACCGTGTTTCATAAGTTCCTTTAAACGGGCTTTTGCAGCTTCGCCAAATAAGTCTTCAACTCTATCAGACGTTCGAGATTCTGGAGTATCGATACCCATCACTCTTACACGTTCGTCTTTCAAACATATGCCAAAACCCAAATCGATATCTACATCGACAGTATCGCCATCTACTACTTTTATTACAATTACATCGTACTTATTTTGATTCATTGACATAGTTTAACCTATCTTTATTATTATGATTAAACTATATTTATAGGTTTTAACTACAATATTTAAGATTAGTTTGTAGCCAAAAATCTTTAGGTATTAAATTGTTAATAATCTCAATATGGCAATTACTAAGTTTTTCAGGCTTTTGCGCTTTATAATACGGGTACATATCTTTAGTAAATGCTTCTTGCATAAATCCTCCTAGTGGAGGTTCTAGCCACTCTTGATCTTTTCTTATCAAATCTAAATTCTCACCAGCTTTAATCTGTAGATCTATGTCATCTAGTAACGTTTCATATATAAATGTATAATCAGCAACTGAAGAATGATTATCATAAAAAGAACAATAGAGATCCACCAAATTTTCTAAGTTGATATTACATTCGCCATAAGAATTATCAATCATGAAATTACCTGGCTCTAAAATTTTAGGGAACCGAACAGGAAGATCTGCTGGTTCCCTATAAACTATAGACTCTACCCAAGTATATGGGGATTTAAATATCACGCAAGTCGGATAAGAAAATGATTTAGGATCTAGCGTATGCTTGTGATATGAATTAAGTTCGGAACAATCAAAGTTTAGTTCAAGAAGAGATTTCAACCAAGTTGTACCAGACCTCTGTAATCCATATAGCTCAAAATAATTCATATTAGGGCTTTTCTAGCATATTTAACCTTTGATTAAGGATTTCAATAGAATCCTCAAACACATCATTATCAATTTGCTGACGAGCATAGAACGCAGAGTGCGATGCAGCAGTATTAATAATAGTTTGTTCGTGATCAGCAAGTTGTTCATTAATAATGGTATTTTCAACTTGAAGCATTACTATCTCTGCATTTAAGTTCTCAATACTACTTTTATTTTTTTCTATTTCTGTGTTCATTGCCGCCATTGACAAGAACCATACTACAATTATTTCCAATTTATTTCTCCTGTTTGTGATTGGTCTCGATGAAAGGATTCGAACCTCTGACATCCTGCTCCCAAAGCAGGCGCGCTACCAGACTGCGCTACACCGAGTTTATTTGGCGAACACGGAAGGATTCGAACCCTCGACCTAGTGCTTAGAAGGCACTTGCTCTATCCAGCTGAGCTACGTATTCATTTATGGTGCTCCCAGCAGGACTCGAACCTGCAACCGACCCGTTATGAGCGGGGCGCTCTAACCAATTGAGCTATCGGAGCTTATTCAATTATTTCTGAAACGGTACTACATACCGTTTTCCGTCTACGAAGAAGCGGATGGTAGAATGACTATATATTTCTACATTAGAATTCTGATATACAACTACATCACTGCATTGCCGCTGAATTTCATATCCAGTTACCTTAGGACCTTTAGCAGATTCATTCGCAATGATTGCGCCACCTAAAGCACCAATAGCAGCACCTTCGTCTTTACCAGATACTCCTCCGCCAAGTAAACCGCCGAGGATAGCACCAAGTAGTACGTCACCACCAGATGCTTGGCCACCTTGTTGGTAGATAGGAACCTTAATGTCTTGACATCTCCGTTCGGATACCGGCACGGATTGTGTCACGGTTTTAGTGTGATCATAAATTTTGATCTTAGTTACTTCTGCAGAAACAGAAGTGGCGGCAAACAGTGCCGCACTGGCTAATATTAGTTTCATGTTTTTTCTCCATACTCGGCTACTAATTCTTCCACTAGCTGAATTACTAAATCAGCCTCTTCAGCAAGTATCGGGCCAAGATCTTTATTATATATGCCTATTACAATTTTATCTTCAATATTACTACTGTTAACTTTGCCATTAACTAAAGGCAAATGCCAACCATTCGATATAATATTCATGGCCATACTTGAATAATCAGTTATTTTCATTCGCATATCTCCATTCCGGTGAATCCTTCTTGAGTCCAGCCACGAGCATCAGCATGCCCGCTTTTGATATTATCATAATGACTATGAGGCCACATACCTTCTTTAAGAGCCCACTGCTTCATGTCTTTTTGAACCATAATAGATTGTTCACCTTGAACAGTCTCAGCATATATGCGTTCGATTTCATCTACAGACATTTCAAATCCATTACGAGTTGATTGAATCCAAGGCTTCATTACACAGCCCTCTTAGCAGCTAAGAATTGATCTGCCATATCGTCAAAGAACGAATTAAAGCTTTCACCTAATTTTTCTATCCAACCGTCAAGAGCCAAAT